TTATGGACCTGACACCAGTGGTAGCCCAATCCTTGCTCGGGAAGGTCGTGCAGGTCTATCGAAATGAGAAAGGAGGAATGGAACCCGCTTATCTTGGGACTCCAATCCATTATTCGCATTTCGTGATCGACGATTACGACCAAGAGGATTGATGACCATGCAGATGAAGGAACAGAAGCGTTCCAAGAGTCTGGCCAACTTGTTGTACACGCAGCCGGTGACCTCCAAGGTCCCGGCTGTTGTCTTTATACAGTTCAACCCTCGCATCTTGGCCCTCGATCCGGGGACCAAGAATTGTGCGTACTCAGTGATCGAACTAGATATGCGGACCCACTTTAACCAGAAGCTGGGGACCATCAAGGCCACGAAGTACGAATTCAAGATCGTTGCACAGGGAATGATTCGGAATCCAATTTCGGATATGAAACATCTATCGAAACAGGCTAAAGCCTTCCGATCCGAATTGATTTCGCTTCTCGATGAACACAAGGTCGACGCATTGGCGGCCGAACGTTTCCAATCGAGAGGTTTCCGGAATGTGACCGGTGAATGTGTGTCCGCTATGCTCGGTATCATGGCCACCTTACCCGGCCCTCGGTTCGTGCTCCCTTACCGATCCGACGAGTGGATTGACGCGACGGCGCGGCCTCCGATCAAGATGTTGACGGTCACGGCCTCAACATGGAAGAACAAGTTCAATCGAGAATCCAGCATCCCGCTCAATGAACTGTATAAGTCTCTGAAGTCCCAATTTAAGTTAAGTACACATCTGGTCGATTCCATGTTGATCGCGATCTTCGCCCTGATCCATGGGATCTTCACTAAATACGGAATTCGATTGACGTTCAGAAAGATCCCGACCATGGTCCGGAACTTCAAGAGCGTCAGCACCTAAGAGGCATGCAATGAGTACCCTTGAATCGGGCGGGAAACTCCCCGTCGTACCTGAGAGCGCGATCTTCCGCGTTCAGAAAGAATTGAGTCCGGGTTCGAATAACACAGCGAAAGATGAGTCATTCGATCCCAAGGAACGGAAGTTGACGTTCTTGGAAGAACAATTCATCCGCGAGTACATGAAGACCTTCGACTTCGTTCGATCGTACAAGCGGGTAGGCCTCACTCGTCCCAACGCCATGGCATGGCTTAAGGATCCGGCGATCCGCCACAGAATGGACCAGATTCAACTTGCTCGTTCGCAAGAACAGGAACTCGATCAGAAAGAGATCATCAAGTTTCTGTCGAACGTGGTCAAGGCCGATATCTCGGATGTTGTGGAACACATTCAGGGAGCATGCCGCTATTGCTGGGGCCATGATCCGAAAGATCGCAACAGGATCACGCATCAATATCAGTTCAAGAGCAAGGCTGAACGTATCCGCGCCCGCGAGGCATTCGCCGAGAAGCACAAGTCGAAGCCCAAGGCCAAGTGGCCCAAGTTCTCGAACGGTGGTCTCGGTTATTCGTGGTCGAGACTCCCTCATCCGGATTGCCCGATCTGCGAAGGTCAAGGCCAATCCAAGGTCATATTCAAGGATACGAATGCCGCAGGTCCGGCCCGTTATCTAGTCAGTTCGGTGTGCATCAATTCAGCGGGGAAGGTCGAACTCAAGTTCCACGACAAGATGAAGGCCGTTGAACTGAGTATGCGTCATCTGGGTATGCTGAACAAGGATATTCCAGATACGAATGTAACGGTCCAGATCCGTGGAGGCATCGCCGAACAAGTGAAGGCCCTGACCGAAGATCCGCAAGCTCTCCACGAACAATTGGAAGATCAGATCAAGGCAGAGAAAGCCCAAGAGGATGCCGAATTCGGAGGCTGATATGGCCTCATCGACCAATATTATTCTCCCTACTCTTCGGCAGGATCAAGCCTCAATCATCCTGCATCCGGCTAAGTTCAAGGTTGTGCGTTGCGGTCGCCGCTGGGGTAAGACCGTGATCTTGGAAAGTCTGGCAGCGGATGCAGCGGCCAGAGGAAAGATGGTAGCCGTCTATGCTCCGGTGTATGCGACCGTGGCCGAGACCTATAACCATATCGAACAGATCCTGTATCCGTTGATCAAGACGCATAAAGCGGGTCACGAGATGCGGACGACCACGGGAGGTGGGATTGATTTCTGGTCTCTCGAAGTCGGTGGTCTGTTCGGTCGTGGCCGTGAATATGATCTGATCCTGATAGATGAAGCAGCATTCGCTTCGAATCAGACGATACAGAATTGGCAGACAGCGATCTCGCCTACGCTGTGGGTCCGTGATGGTCAAGCTTATGTATTCTCAACTCCCGACGAACCTGAACTTAGCAACTTCTTCTTCGCCCTGCACGAGCACGACGATTTCAAGTATCAGGATAATCGTACAGGTTTCAAGGTCTTCCATCGTCCCTCATGGTACAACCCGTTAATCCCACGGGATGTTCTACGAAACGAGAAACGCACGAAACATCCGCTCGCATGGAGACAGGAGGCCTGTGCAGAATTCACAGACTGGAAGGGAGCAGCCCTATTCGACTTATCAACAGTGTGTGAATTTCCGTCTAAATGTGATTATACATTCGTTACGGTAGATTCCGCGTTGAAGAGTGGATCACAACATGATGGAACGGCGATCATGTACTGGGCTTACTCGGATGTACGTCTAGCAGGGGCTCCGAAACTCTTCCTATTGGATTGGGAAATCCATCAGATTGATTCGGCGCTTCTGATCGGGATGATGAAGAATGTGTTGGCGCGAGCACACCAATTGAATACGATGGTGAATTCTCGTCATGGTTTCGGTGGCTGTCACATAGAGGATAAGGCGTCGGGCATCACGCTCTTGCAGCAGGCTCAGATGGATGGGCTTCCCTGCCACGCCATCAATAGTGTGTACACATCGATGGGCAAGGACGAACGCGCACTGGCCATCGTCAATTCGGTATTCGCCAAGGACGTACAGTTCACACGCTATGCCTACGACAAGGTAATGCCGTTCAAGGGTGAAACGAAGAATCATGCCCTTTCTCAGATTTCCAAGTTCCGGATAGGTGATAAGGATGCGCATAAGCGGGCCGACGATCTGTTCGATACGTTCGCATACGGTGTGATTCAATCACTGAAACCAGAAATCCGTCTCAGGAAAGCCGCTTAAACAGAGGAGTAAATTATCATGTGGAATCCCTTCTCCGGAGCCGGAGATGCAGGTGGCGCAGGCGATGGAGATACTGGTCAATTCGCAGTCGCCGAAGTCACGCCCTTCTATCAATGGTTTCTGGATATTGGCGTTGGGTCGAATATCTCCTACGCACAGTGCAAGGAAATCTACGTTTATCATCCGCTCGGGGCCAAGATGGTCGACGCCCCGATCAATCTGGCCTTCTCTCAGGATCGTGTGGTTAAAGGTGTTCCGGACGCCGTGCGCAATCGTTTCGAGAAAGTCTGGGCTGAATCGCACGCAATGAATCGCATCATTGATACAGTGCGTCAGGGACGAATTTACGGCGTGGCAACCTGCGTGGAGATCGAGCCCGGCATTTATTCAGTCTTCGACCCGCTGGTGACCGCTGGCTCATTCGCTCAGAATCTCGAACGTCTGTCTCCGAACTTCCTGAAGCTGGATCACGCCACCGTTGACGGACGAACATTCACGGCCAAGGACGGCGTAATCTTCCAGAATGAGACGCCCCTCTACCTGCAATGGAGTGCCGCCTCATACGGCTATACTGGCCGTTCGGTCTACTTGCGTGCTCTGTTTCCACTCAAGACGTTCCTGCAATCGATGCTCGGCAACGCCTATGTGATCCAGAAGGCGGGTGTCCTTGTCGCCAAGGTAACGATGCTTCAATCGGCGATCACCAAGATCTTCTCATCGGCTGTGGCCTTTAAGCGGCGTCTTCTCCAGATGGCCGGAATTGGCAACGTGATTTCGATCGGTGATACGGATTCGATCGATACGTTGGATGTCCAGCATTCGGCGGAAGCGATTGCTGCGAGTCGCGAGAATGTGTTGGAGAACATTGCGAGTGCGGCCGACATGCCAGCCATCCTGCTCAAGAATGAAGTCCTCAATCAAGGATTCGGCGAGGGCACTGAGGACGCGAAGGCGATTGCCAATTATGTCGATCGTTTCCGCAAGTCCGTGGAACCCCTGTTCGAATGGTTCATTCCGCGTATCCAAGATGCCGCGTGGACTCCGGAATTCTACGAAGCTTTCCAGAACGATAA